TATTAATGGTAAAAGTGGCTTGAAAGTCAACACCCTGCTCAAGAACTAGATTTACATTCCTTGCCGCCATTATTAGAACTTACAGTTTTAGCTATTTATCCAATTTATTTAAGACCAGTTTTAACATATCCTTCAAATCTTCCACATCCGACTTTAATTGTAGGATTTCATCTTTTTCACTTTGTTTTTCTTCAAGTTCTTTCAACTTGAATTTTTTTGCTTCCATGTAATTATTATATTCAGAATCGGAGCAATTTATGATTGCTCCACTGTCTGTACGAAATAATCCTGGAATATCCTTTACTGGTTGTTTTTCCATATCAAGCAGTTGCAATAACTCTCAGATCACGAATTAGTGGAACTTTCGCTAGATTTGTTCCATTCATTATAATTTTAACTTGGAATCCGTTAAAGAGTGCCAGGTCTTTAGCGGTATATTCATAACTTCTAAAATCATCATCGGTATTAGAGAAATCGACGATCTTATCTGGTAGACCATCGTTATTACCAACACTAACTACATTTCCATTTGCATCAAGATTCTTATAACCAGGGAATAATTCATATGCTTGATTAGTTTCATCAGTATCAGTTCTAAAGAGTCTATACAGAACTCTAATGTCATTACTAAAGTGTCTATATGCATCAAACATTACTTTGAGATTATCAGATCCCTTTTCAAGTTTGACAATCTTAGTAACATAAGTTGCAATGCTTGGATCTTCTGTTAGTGAATTAACTCTACCATCAGTTGCATAGTTAGAAATTTTAGAATTAATTCTATTAGATGTGTAAATTGCATTAACTCTATCCAAGTCAATCATTGGAGAAACTTTTGGATCTGTAGTTTCAAGAGTTACTTCAATAGTAAATGATTTTCTACCAGGGAAATCTTGAAGATGTTCATCTTCATTTACTTTTGAGCAAACAATTCTAGGAGTTTCAAAGAAGTTTGTACTTTCTAAACTAATGTCTTCAAATCCCTGATCTGCAAATGAAAGTTGTGTAAGATTGTCTGGAGAACTTCCAGAGAAAGTTCTAACTTTTGCGGAAACATTAGTTCCTTCAGGAATCGCGGTTTGTAGATTGGGAGTTAGAGCATTGAATGGGATGTTTTGAGTTGCATGTGGAGTTCTATTAGAATTTTTAAGTGATAGTTGATCATAAGAACCACACTTCTTGTCTTCATTAAAGAATAGAACTGGGAATGAATTTGCATTACCAGTTGTTCTATCTACACCCGATTCTGAAGCGTCAATTTTAACATGATAAGAATCCATATCAATTGGGAATAGTGAATGATTAACTTCACTAAAGTCATGTTTTTTGTTGATTCTTCTTAAAGAAACTCCATTCATCTCATACTTATATACCGTTTCATTAATAGAATGTTGTTCAGCAATAGTGTTGTCTATGGCTCTAGTAATCCCAGTAAGTGAGTTGGATGCGGTATTAACACCAGTATACTTAATGACCTCATCGTCAATTAAAATGTATCCTGGATTTGTGTTATTTACTGGAACATTTTCAAAACTTGTAAAAATTCCAACTCCAGTCACAACCAAATCGGATGTATCAGATGGCGAATATTTTGAACTGATTTTTTGTGGTTTTTGATCTGGTTGAATTCCAGATAGAGTGACAAAGTTATTAACCGCATACATTCCATGATTTGTATGACGAACTTTAAGGTGAAGTCCATCACTCAAAGTTTCTGTATATTTAACATTTGATGCACCGCTAATATTTGCAGTTCCACCAGTACCAACATAGAAGAGAGTCGAGGATGCATCTACTGCAATATCTCCTTGAACTCTATCAATGATAAGAGAATTGAATGCTGAAATGACACCAACAGTATTTGGGATTGATAAAATTAAATTTTTACCAAAGTTTGAGGTATCAGCATAGTCAATAGTTAGAGAATCTCCAAATGCATAACCAGTTCCACCTATCGAAACCGTTGCGGCAACTGCTACACCACCAGAAACTGTGATTTTAGCTTTTGCTCCAGAACCTCTACCTGTCAAAGAAATGATGTCAACGTCCTGATAAGTTGTTGATGCAGATGTAAATGCAGTACCAGCACTGGTAATTGTGAGTTCACTATTAATACCAATTGCACCTACAAGACTTCTCAAGTTTCCAGAGAATCCTGGATTACTTTGTTGTAGAATTTTAATACCAGGTTTTAGTGCAGTCGTTTCTGCAGTTGACAAACTCTTAGCAATACCGACAAGAATAGACTTAGATGTAGTTTCCAGTGGATTAACATCAAGTGTTGCAATTTGATTATTACCAATATCCAAATCTGGATTGTAGAATCTTGCAGTTGAAGCACCTTCAAAGAATTCTGCTCTGTATGCAGTAAGTTTAAGATCTTCATACTGGGCAGGATCCCATGTTGCACCATTCTGAGATTTGAATAGTGAACCTAATAATGGTTGTTGTGCAACAATAATCTGTTCAGATTCCGCCTTATCTAAAGTAGAAACATCTACTTCACCCATTCTTGAGATCCAAACATTATATTCATTAGATGCAGATAGAAGAACAAAGCAATATGCTTGGTTAGGTGCAAGATAAACTGGCGAAGGGAACTCAAATGTAGTTGGTACACTCGAATCGTCAGAAACACTGACTTGATCGGGGGTCAATACAGTTTCACCAAATGGAACGATTGTTTGAGTTGGCAGACCAGTTTGCATTGTTCTGATCTGACAAGTAACTGGAAGACCTGCAGTGTCAATTGTTCTAAAGAAGAAATCTACCTTAGATATAAAGATACCATTTGTATCTGGAACTTCAAATGATTGTGCAAGTGGGTCAACCCATCTTCTCTGAGTGGTAGTTCTATCTCTAAAGGTTGTACGAGCTCTTTGTCTAGTTCTAGATCTTCGTAGAGTTCTGCCCTGAGTTTGAGTATTTCTCTCAACATCTGCATTTCTCGTTCTAAGAGTAAGATTTTCTACATTTTGCAGAGTTCCAGAAGCACTATAGTTAGTCTCTGCCTCACTATCTTTTGTACCCACAATTGTGGATTTGGTCTTACTGGAAGTCAATGAGAATGTTTTTGTTCCAGTACTAAATGATGGAGTTGAAGATAGAGTAGGATCGGGAAGGAATAATGATCCAATAATAGTTCCAGAGTTATCCGCTTTAAGTCTTATCTGTTTTATTTTTGCAACAGCACCACTAGACTGTCCAACCAAAGACATATCTTTTGTAACATAACCATAATATCCAGAAGCGGACTGCAACTCCAATCCAGCCGTATCGATATTCAGTACAGTAGATGTTGTTGAATATGACTGAGGTAAGATTTCACCCGTCTTATATGGATTCTGTTTATAAGTTTGACTTGGTGCATTATAAGGACCATACTTATGATCTGCTTTTGCAACTCGTACCCTAATAGATGCAGCACCACTATTTCCGATAAGAACTTCACCAACTTGGAAAGTTCCAGATACCATTTCAATTTCTATGAGTTTGGGGATAACGTACTTTGACATATCCACACTATCAAAGAATGGATAAACCCTACCATTAGGTTTCATTCTTCTTGCAATAAATTCAATGTTTCTACTTCTCATTGTATGAACGACTTCAGTAGAAACAACTCTATCACCTAGATTTGTAGAATCAAATCTTTCAGTTACTCTAAAAGAAGTTCCCGTTCTTTGTTGTCTTCTTGTAGTGAGAGTTGTAGTATTTGTAAATTGAATAAACCTGTCTCTTCTCGTAGTAGTTCTTGTTTCGAGTCTACGTCTTCCTCTTCTAGGACCTCTAGTTCTAGTCCTACGAATTACTCGACTTCCTATTCTAACATTCCTACTACTTCTTCCAGTTACCTGTGTTCCTCTCCAAGTAGTATCCCAAGAACCCCACTCTACAGGAGAAATACCAGTATTACTATCGGCACCAGTCATACCAATCATGGTATTGTAATTACCTTCCTGATCTACGGTTCTCCTAGATTTTCTAGTTTCAATCCAAGTATCAGTTGCAGGATTAAGTTCAATAGCACCAATCCAGTTAACAACGTGGAATGGATTGACATTTTCAGATCTAGTAGCAAATTTATTTGAAAAATAAACTACATCTTCATAGTTTAAACAAATAACATCACCTTTTTTAATAGTATTTGGTGTTCCAAGATCTTTAACAAATCTCAGGTCAGCTGAAGGATCCGCTGATCCTGATGCTCCAATAACTGCTTCAGATCCTAAAAGAAGATCAACTGCAGTGGTATAGTGTGTAGGTCTAAGATGTCCATTTTCACTATCGATAGCACATCTATAATCAGACTGACCCACTTCACCAGAGAATATAGATCTAAAATTATCTACGAAGAAACCAGATTTAAATCTATCAAGACCTGTCTGAGCATCTCTGATAGTTAGATTTTTAGTTTCGGTTTCTAATAAAGAAAGTGCAGTATAGTTTTCAACACTTGTGATTCTATCTTCAAGTTGAGAAATATCGATCATTCGATATCTCTTATGTGGAGTCAATATAACCTCAACATCTTCTGTCCTGAAGACGTATGGTGGAAGTGTAATAGTACCCACATCTAGAGATCCATCAATAACTTGTGGTTCTTTTGGTTCTTTGGATGGTACACCTTCGGCAAGGAAAAACTCACCATCTTTGTTTAGATAAATTCTATCAATTCTACCAAGGTAGAAATTATAATCTAAATTGATAGCTTTATCGGATACAAAGTTAAATGGTGAAGAGTTTGTAGCCTTTGCAAAAGCTCTAGCGTTATATTCAAATGGAGATACCGTTGCTGTTGCTACATCAAATGGAACTACTCTAGGTCTTACATCAATTATATCAGATGCAGCAATAGTACCTTCAATCATTGGAATATCAGAAGTATATCTCTGTTTTTCATAAGAGTCTACAGTTACAAAATCACCTGGATCATCGTCACTTAGTAGATAATGATTGAAGATAACTTTCAATTTTCTAGTAGGCGCTGCTGCATCAGACTTTCTTTCTAAGAAAGCATAGTCGGCAAATTCTGCTTTTTGGTTCTCATTAAGTTCAAAGTTAGGTAAAATATCTCTATCACCAACAGTGACCGCAGAAATATTTGCAGTTACCTGAGACTCTTCAAAAGTTACTTTTTCATCAACTTGGAAACTCTGTTCATTAAGATATACAAAATCTACTTGATTGCTCGCATTATTAACGACAATTGTACCAACTGCGCCACTGGTGGCACCTCTAATTAATTCACCCTTAATTGTATTAAGAATATTAGCATTAAAGTTTGTCAGTGTCAGTTTTGGTAACTCTGGTTCATTCGCATCATTCGACTCAAATACAGCAACAACATCTTGAACATCTGGTACATTGAGACAAATTTGTTTGTCTTGAACTCTTGTTCCATATAACTTACCAAAAGTAAGTCCGTCCTGGACAGAAGTAGTTGCAGTACCAGATGACTCTTTAGATGATTTTTCTACAATCAATACAGCATTTCTATTGAATACTTTACTCTTAGCTACAAGATCTTTCTTTTTAAATGTTACTGTTAACCTAGCAGACCCACTAGCAACACTAAGATCTTGAAGGGTTATAGTTCTTCCACTAACTGCAAGTTTACTATTGTTCAAACTTTCAACATTACCAGTGCTTGTATAAGTCAAATTATAATCTTCTTCATCAAAAGGTTCTAATGTCATACTGACATCAGTTTCAAGAGTCTGACTCAATCCATTATTTGCAATGGTTACGTCATACGATTTTCTAATAACAATGTTAGATTCCGCAAGATTGGTATCCGATACGTTGCCCTCTTCTAGAGGAGCATACAAGAAAGCCTCATTGAGATTGGTTTCTTGAGGTACTAACTTTAGAACGTTAGTTACAGTAATCGTGCTGCCAGGTTTAGCACCATTACACACTCCAGTCACTGTTGTGATTTGATCTACAGTAATAGTCTTAGCACTTGTACTTACAGCAGTTACTTTATTGAAAGTAGGTACAGTATCCCCTTCTTGTGCATATGCAAGGATATCTCCTGTTTTGATACCAACATTAAATGTTTGATTTGGCGATTTAATTACACCACCAGAAGTAATACTAAATTCATCTCCTTGTGGAGCAATAGAAATACCTCTATTTAAAACAACATCAGCGGTAAATGATGCACTACTAGAGTGTAGTTGTTTAACATCATTCATACTATAGTCTCTGACATCCTGAATGGTTCTGGAGTCATCTTCCCCATTAATTTTTATCTGTTCATTGGGAATAAATGTACCCGATACCTGGTACAACTTAATCTGATTACTACCAGATACGGCTTCTACAAGATATCCATGAGCACCACTATTCTTACCTTCAATATATGCAGGTAATTCTAAATCAATTGTGGAGTTGAGATTTATATAATTATAAGTTTGAACATCAAAAAGACTAGCTATAAATGGAGTGGAATTATCTTGGTAATCAGCATTTTTCAGTTTTAGATCATATACTCTCGCAACGCCAATTTCAAGACCAGCGGCACTTCCTCCAGTTGCAGTTCTTTCAGAGTAAAGTTTAACAGTTGCAGTAGAGAATCCTACTGGAACAGAACCATGAACATTATTCAGTTCAAATTGTCTACCAAGAGTAAATGGAACACTTGAATTTTCTTTTAATTCAGTAGTTCTAGCTTTGGGTACATCAAGAGCTGTGGTACTAATAGTCTCTACCTCATATCCCCTAACATAGGCTTTACCTGGAGAAATTTGTAAAGTTAGAAAGTCATCGGAAGGAGTTATTCCAGATTGAGTCTGTTGAAGTGGAAGATATACGCCATCATTACCAACACCATCATTAAGAGATTCTTTTACGTCAATCTTAAATGGAGTCACATAATAATGACCAGATTCGTCATACGTTCTTCTAGCTAACTCATCATTAATGACATTATATGTACTTTCTTTTACAAATTTCTGAACTATACCATTTTCAATCCTCAATAATTCAATAAAATCTTCATCGTTTAAATCATCCAAACTCTTTTTAATTAGAGTCGTAGTTATTTTTAGTCTATCTGCACCTGGTGCAGCAAAGTTTGAAAATCCTCTTGCATTATCAAACAGATCTGGATTTTCCGTAGATGCAACAGTAATCTCTTCATTAATAAAGAGACCTACCCTATAAGAAGGAGTATCTCCATATTGATCAAGAATTACACTCTGAGAAGGAACATTTACAAAAAATCCTCTAATAAAATATACACCTTCTGCAATTTTTGCTACAGAACCCTCACCTACAGCATCAGTAAGAAGTGTAGTAGCAAATGTAGACTCTGATCTAATAGTAGATAAAGAATATTTTACATCTTGAGTAACTACAAGATTTTCTCCGGCTTCAAATGTAGTTTTTTGATTACCGTTCTCACCTTCATCATTTTCACTACCAGTAGAATACTTTACATATAAAGTCGCATTACCCCTTTCAGAAGCGTTTGCAGTAACATAATTTACGACTTTTGCCTTAACACCACTAATTTGTCCTTTGATGGTTTGACCGATCAAAGCATCCAAATAAATTTCTACTGGAACTCCCAGGTGGTTTGCATCAATCTGGACATAAAAATAGTCTGGATCATATGCAATTTGGCCAGGAATTACAACTGATCCTTCTTTAAAGAAGTGTTTACCAAACTGTTCTACCTGATCTTGTAGAATTGACTGTAGGGTAGTAAGTTCTCTTGCCTGAATAGGAGTTCCTGGCTTGAATAAAACCCTCTGATAACTATTTGACGCATCAAAATCGTCAAAGTATGGAGAAGCGTTTAGATTGATATTCTGTGCCATGTTGATTTAGAACTCCAGTACAACTTTGATATCTTCTTTTTGGCTAGCGGATCTAGGGATTGGGGCCCTGTTATCTATGTAGATTAGTTCACCAGACTTTTTATTAAATTCTGCAGATCCAATACCAGCTACAAAGTCTAGACCTAATTGGTATATCTTATTATTTATTGAGGTAGTGATACCTTGGAATGCAGTATCAATTGATAGTGCTGGTCCTACGATGGAATTGCAATTAATTGTTACACCATAACCTGGTTCTGGTGACGAAGTGAATGGGATAATTTTGAATCCAGATTCACTCGACGCTAGACCTGTTGGTTGATAATACTTAAGAACGCCAGTTGTCTTATCCCAAGAAGCGACAAATCCAACAGCAGTAGATCCAAGACCAACAGTTTGTTTAATAACGGAATCAACTGCATATGTTGTCGCTGTGGTAACACCAGATAACTTAAGGGCACCAAGACCACTAACCATATTTTGACTTAATATTTCAGTGTTACTATTTGGAATAGTTGGATTTTTCAAAATACCAACTCTAGCAAAGTCATTTCCGAGAATAATATCTGGATTAGTTTCAATCGTTTCATATCTAGAGAAGAGAAGAACTCTATATGCACCCAGTTCTCTATAAACGTCATAACCATGACCTCCCTTTGGCGGCATGATTACCTTAAATTGTGCAAATGAAGTTGTTCCAATTCCCGTATTTGCTAAGTTAGCAAGTGATTCTCCAGCATTTGATTCTGGAGCACCAGGATAAAACTGGATAGTTCCATAAGTGTAATCTTTACCACCATCAGTTACAAATACTTCAGAAACCTTTCCAAAGGAATCGATAGTAATAGTTGCTTTGCCTCCAGTGCCATCACCTAAAATTGGTACGTTCGAGAAAGATGTGGAGATTGGCTGATAGTTAGAACCTCTGTTGTCAATAAGAATTGTTTCTACTTTACCATCAACTGCATTATTCTTAGTAGATGCAGTTTCAGTGGAACTACCCCAATTTTCGGGAACTGGAATATATTCAATAGAATCGAACTTTACAATTTCAGATGGTTTGATCGTAAACAAATATTTCCAAATATAACCATCACCTGAAGTACCTGCAGCTCTTGGTTCTAAATCGATGAAATTTGGTACATCATATGATGGTTTTCCTGCAGGGTTTTCTGGATCAGTGCCATTCTGCAGACAGATATAAACTCTTAAATCATCATTAATAACGTAGTAATTTGACTGATATAATGAAGTTGCTTCATTAACTGGAGTTCTGTTATAGACACTATAGTCATGTCTATACATTTCATACGTTGTACCCGAAACCCATTCAACCTTTCTTACAAGTCGTCTTACGTCTTGCGACGTAATTTGTCTCATTGCAATAATTGATTGCTTGATTTCGTTTTCTTCTTTAAATCCATCCAGTGGGGATGGAGTATTAGTTGCCCAATCTGATGTGCCACCTGCCTGCGGTTCCAAGGCATTGGGCATACCAATGAACGTATAATACTTATCAGTAGTACTCGCA